CAGCAGCCAGTCCGTGGCCCGACATGACGGTCTATTGCATCCGACCGTTCGGCCACGCTGGCAATCATCGGGCGGCTGATGGAGTCCGAGGGTTCAGCAAGACGGAATGGATGGAAGCTGAACGCTGCCCAACGTGCAAGCGACCGTTCATCTTTGATCCTCGTCGGCTGGAAAAGGGAGACCCCCCGTCATGATGATGGGGGCCGTGTGTGGCACATGCGGGAAGGTGGCTCAACCGATTGAGCGGCCCAGAGAGATTGAACAATCAGACGGGAGCGTCCGGGTATACGGAACCCTTTGTGTCTGCGCCTGTGACCCGCGCTGGCCGGGCGATGGCCTGCATTGGACGACGGGGAGCACCGAACAGGCGAAGGGAGAATAACCGGCCGATGTGTCAAGGGTGCATATCCAGAGATTGCGAGGAAGTCGAAGGCGACGAGCCCGAATGGGTCTACTGCATCGCATGTGCCGAACTCGGCATCGCCCATGTGGTGCCGCCATCCCTACAAGCCATGCCCGAGCGTGGGAGTTGTTGGAGCGTGCGTCAGTCACAGAGCACCGATTCCCCGACCGAGGAGAAGACGTGAGGCTACTTACCCAGCAGCCCGCGCCAGAACGCTCCGTTCCGCCGATCAGCTTCATGCTGAGCCATCCCGCTCCGGGCGTAGGGCCTGGTGAGGATCCTTTCGCCGCCAACTCGCGTGACTACGACGAAACCTCCACTGACGGACACGACTTCGTACGGCAACGCGTCCAACTGTCCAACCTTGATCCGTGGCATGATGTCGTACCTCCTAGGTGGAACCTAGCACCTACGCGTGATGCTGTCAAGTCGCTGGATCCACCCTCGCCGTCCTAGACGCCGGCCGCACGCTCCAGCACGTCCCGCAGCCGCTCGGTAGAGAACGCCGCGTAGATCATGGTCGTGGCCGGCGAGGCGTGGCCGAGGAGCTTCTGAACATCGCCGATGTCCGCGCCGGCCTGGATCAGCGAGGTGGCCCGCTGGTGCCGGAGCTGGTGAGGGGTGAAACCCAGAGCTCCGAGTCGGCGCTCGATGGCTCGAGGGCCCCAGGGCATCCGTCCACCGAGAGCCGTCAGGGCGGCCCGCGCGGCCTCGGTGAGGGGGAGGATCCGCTCCTTCCGCCCCTTGCCCAGGACCCGGAGCTCCGTCCCCACGGGCACTCCCACAGCGACCGAACACGCCTCGGAGAGACGGAGCCCCGTTTCGGCCAGGAACGTGGCCACAGCGGCGGTCTGGGGGGTTGCAAAGGCTATCCTGTCGCGCCAGTCCGGGACAGGCCGAGGCAGTCCCTTGGCCCGCTTCGGCCGGTCGATGTCGGCGAGAGCTAGGGCCAGCTCGCGGTCCTTGGCGAACCGAGCCCACGCTTTCAGGGCCCCAGTGCGCTGGGTGAACGAGCTGGGGGAAGCGGAGCGGGCCTCAAGCCAATCGCGGAGCCCGAGGCCGTCCTTGTTGAGGTAGTCGTGAACGTGCCGACAGTAGATGTGGACAGTGGCCGGGGACAAGCCTCTTGAGATGGTGAGATAGCGGGCGAAATCAGGAAGATGGGTGCTGGTTCTCATCGTCTCTCAGGGAGAATTCTACCGTGCGAGCAGGAGAAATGCAAGAGGCAAGCCCCTACGGAGGCAAGGTCCAGCGTTGAGAGACGATGAGCCGTGGCCCGCAGGGGCTTGACTAAGGAAAGAGTAGGCGGGAGGGCAGGCTTCGTCAAGTGGGCGGGACGGCTGGGAGGCTTACGCCGAATCCGAATGGTCTAGACCTATCTACGCGAGTCGGTGAACGTATGCTCTCCGTCTTGAGCACAAAACCCCTGCTCAGGGCCCAATTCATCCGCCCTGGTCAGGGCCCCGGCGGCCTTGGGACCCCAGGAGGACTCTTTGCCCCCTGAATCTATCAATCTGGCCCCTCGCCCGTCTATGTTCCATCCGGTAGGACTTCCGTGAGGGGCAGAGGTCACCCAGGCCCCTTGGGTACAGGTGGGCAGTTCCCCTCCCAGCCCAGATCGCTCTTGGGCTTCCCAACCCGACCTTTTCGCTGTCGTCGCGTGTCCCCGGGGGCGTTTCCGGGCTATGCCGCCGCTCCCGGGTCTGACCCGGAGGCGGCCCGCCCATGTGGGCGCGGGGCCTGAGCGCGTCTACCCCAGCTCAGGAAGGGGGACGGTGCTAGGCCAGGAAGGCCCCGGCGAAGAACGCGAGGCCGGCGAACTCGAGGTCTTTGGGTGAGGCTCCGAAGGGGCTCGCTCCGAACAGGGCCAGCAGGAAACACAGCACCGCGGCCACCAGCAGGATCTTCGCTACCACCTACGTCCTCCTTGGTCGGAGCCCGGGGGGGGCGAAGTAGGAGGCCTGACCCTGGCTTCCCCCGCCTTCCTCGGCCAGCGAGGTCCACGGGAGGTGGTACAGACTGCCCACTCCGCCCCCAACGTCGCACGAGCATCCTGCCCCTGGTTCTAGCCTCGCTCTCCGACCAGGAGCATGGGGTAATCGCCCTTGGGATCGGGCCCAGGAACTTCGACCGTCGGCCGCGGAGTTTGGGCCTTGGCCCGCGCTCGCGGGGTTTGGACCGAAGTCCGCGCCCTTTGAGTTTGGACCGCAGTCCGCCCTCGTTGGCCTCGGGTCTCCGCCCTTTGGCCGTCACCGGCTAGACGAAGACCTTGCGCCCCCGCCCTTCGGGGTCAGCCGTCGCCTCGGGCTATCGGCCCGTGCGGCACCCACAGCGTGACGGCGGTGTCAAGGAAACTTTTCCTTGACTCGGCCCCCACGCTCATGCCGCTGGCATGAGCTGCCCGAACGAACTCGTGGTCATGGACCCCGAGCAGGGAGGCCCCGACGAGGATTCTCCCTGCTCGCTTTCCGTTCCCCAGGCTTGGCGGCCGTAGATGCCGGGCACCTTCACCAGCCCTGACTCGCTCTACAAGCCCGCGGCTGGGGAACTTGGCTGGGACGCCAACGAGAACACCAACTGGGACACCCTCCAAGCCCTCGTCAACACCCACATGGGCTCGGGTCGGCCCCTGTCGGCTACAGATCCCCACCCGACCTACGACACGGCGGCTGAGGCCCAGGCCCGGGTCGATGCGCTGAAGCCCGAGTTCGTCCTGCTGGGCAAGGCCTCCACGTTCTTCACCCCCAACCAGCCGATGGTCCAGACCGACCTGCGGGCGTTCAAGACCGCCGGCAACTCATGGAACGACGCCATCACCGCGGCCTTCGTCTCGATCACCGCCGGGGCGGTGTACTGCGCGCCCGAGCTCGGGGCCATCGACATCTCGGCGTTCGTGGACACCCCCGCGCGGAAGTACCTCTACTCCCCGCTGGTCCGCGGACTTTCGCCCGGGGCGTTGACTTCCGGGGGCCCGGGCTTCCGGCTGCACCCCACCTCGTCCATGACCACAGCTCTGAAGCTGAACGGCCAGGGGGCCGGGGCGTACGGGATCGCCGTGCTGGACGACAGCGGGGCCCTGACCTCCTCCGGCATCCAGGCCGCGGCTGACGAGGTGTGGGCGTTCGGGGTGGCCACCCAGGTCGGGAACACCCTGCCCTACGGCATCGACTTCTCCACCACCAGCCGGTCGGGCGTGTCGCACTTCTCCACGTCCGGGGGCCTGGTGGGAATCTCCATCTTCATCGACGGCAACGTGCTGGGCCCGGCCCGGGTGAAGGCGTTCAACCAGACCGGGATCGAGATGGGAGCCGGGTGCCTAGCCATGGGCCCGTTCCACATCACCAGCGGCCAGTCGGGGACGACGGGCGTCGTCTTCCGGGCCTCCTACAGCACGCTCATGGGCTTCTACCTGGACTCCGAGACGGTCAACATAGCGGCGTTCAAGGCGGCCACGGGCGGGGCGTGCCGAGGGAACAACCTGATCGGCGGACGGGCCTACCACGACTTGGCCACCGGCAGCCCGAAGAACGTAGTCCTTTACGACTCCACCAACGGGGACTGCGAGAACAACCTCATCGACGACTTCACCGTCGATATCCCTGGTGGCGAGACCAACTGGGACTACTTGGCGACCTTCGTCGCCCCGGCGAATAACAACCGTCGTCACCAACTCGGCATCGTGCGCGGGGTGAATGTGACCGACCTCTGCCTGGCGGCGGACCGCAAGCGGTTCAGCCATGTGGGGATGCTGACGCTGGGCAGCGGGGCGGTCATGCGAAGCAACGGAGCCGTGGCCCTTACCGACGGTGCATCCGTCGCCGTGGATCTGACCACGGGCGACACGTTCACCCTGGACGCGGCGGGGAGCCGAACCATCGCCAACCCGACCAACGTGGCGACGGGGCGGCAGGTGGCCATCCGCATCAAGAACACCACGGGCGGGGCGATCACCACGACCTGGAGCGCGAACTACAAGCTCGCTGGGGCGTGGGTGGATCCGGCCGCCAGCAAGAAGCGGACCATCCGGTTCATGGCCGAGGACGACGGGACCCTGGTGGAGCTCGGCCGCAGCGCAGCCGATATCTGATGCCCGGCCGCCACGTCACGGAAACCGTCAAGGAGGAGTACCGGCGGCTGCGCTTGGGCGAGCGTGGCCGGACCCCCCACACCCAGAAAGCCGCGGCGAAGAAGGTCGGAATCTCGCGGAGCACCGGGGCCCGGATCGACGAGTCCTTCGCCCCGACGCTGCGCCTACGTAAGCTCCCGGAGGCTCCTCACCCGCTGCCGTTCGAGAAGCTGGGCCCAGACGCCAAGCGGGCGTGGGGAGACTTCGGCTTCTTCCGGGAGCGTTACATGGGCCGGCGGGCCGTGCCGTGGGCCACCGCCGCGGCCGAGACCCTGCTGGAGCTCTACCACTCCCCGAATGACGAGTACGTGGTGCTGAACGTGGCCCCAGGGGCGGGGAAGTCCACCATGCTCACCCACGACTTCGTGTCCTGGGTCATCCTGCGCGAGCGGGCCATCGGCGAGGAAACCACCGTCCTCCTCGGCCACCGCTCCGAGTTCATGGCTCGGCGCTACGTCCGCCGGCTGCGCCAGACCTTTGAGCACCGCCGCGACCTGATCTTCGACTTCGGGCGGATCAAGCCCGAGTTCCCCAACATCACGTGGTCCCAGGACGAGCTGGTGGTGGAACCGCTGGAGTGGGACGACCTGACGGAGAAAGACCCGACGGTGACCCGGGCCTCACAGGAGGGTGGCTTCGTGGGGAGCCGGGCCTCGCTGGCCATCTGGGACGACTTGGTGGATAAGCACAACAGCCTGACCGCGGAGTCCCGCGAGCAGGTCATGACCATCTGGGACACCGAGGCGGAGGACCGCATCAACACCGGGGGCCTGCTGGTGCTCTCGGGAGCGCGGTACGGCCCGGAGGATCTCTACACGTACTGCATCAACAAGATCCTCGAGGAGGACTTCGACGACGAGGGAATGCCGAAACGGCGCTACCGTCACATCGTCTTCCCGGCCCACTTCGACGATCTGTGCAAGGGCGAGCACGAGGAGGGCGTGGCGAAGGCCTGGCCGGAGGGGTGTCTCCTGGACCCGTGGCCGAAGAAGAACGAGGGCGGGCTGCCCTGGCAGAAGATCAAAGGGTTCAAGGCCGACAACGACCGCTTCCGGCTGCACTGGCAGCAGGAAGACGTGGACCCCAAGGGTGCGCTGGCCGACCCAGCTTGGTTCGGGGGGGGCACCGATATTCACGGGATGCGTGTGCCCGGATGCTTCGACTACGACCGGGCCATGGGGCAGCTGCCCCGCCGCGACGACGCGGTGACCCCGCTGGTATCGCTGGTTTCGGTGGACCCGTCCAAGCGGAACTACTGGGCGGTCAGCCACTTCCTGCTCTACCCCGGCGACCTGTGGGTCGTCCTGCGCGGCGTGCGCCAGCCCCTCCGCGCGCCGGACCTGCTTGAGCGCCAGCTCACGGGAGAGTTCACCGGCATTCTCGAGGACTGGTGGAAGCTGTCTTCCACCCAAGGTGTTCCCTTCCGCTACTTGGTGTGGGAGAACAAGGGAGCCCAGGAGTACCCGCTCCAGTACGAGTTCTTCTCGACCTGGCTGACCGGGCATGGCGTGGTGCTGGTGCCCCACGACACGAACAAGAACAAGATCGACCCGGATTACAGTGTGGAGGCCCTGACCCGGGCCGTCTACCGCGAGGGGCGCATCCGTCTGCCCTATCTCGGCTACGAGGACCGCATCTACTCCGACCAGTTCAAGAGGGAGGCCTGCGCCTATCCCCGAGGGCAGACCGACGACCTGCCGATGCACTTCTGGTTCGCCGTTCACAACGCGCCCGCGCTGATCGCGGCGGCTGCTCGGGAGAACGAGCCGACCAACGTCGTACCCCTGGTCCCGCGGTGGGCACAGAACCCGGCCGTCCCGACGTGGGCGGCGCGGTCGATGGGTGGAACGACGGAGCCCGAGGAGCCGGCGTGGACCAAGCGAGTGCTGGTGGGTGCGAAGTGATCCGATTTCGCGTGGGGCACAACGAGGGTAAGGGCCACATGTACTTTGAGGTGCGGGTCTTTGACACTCGCGCCGATATGATGGCGCACCTTCGCCGCACCGCGAACTTCCGACGCAAGGTGTCCTGGAATACCGACGACGAGGATCGCATCATGGCCATGGTTCTTCCATGGCGTGAAGTCGTCACCACCAAGTCAGGTCGGGTCAAGCGGGTCAAGCCCCGGATCGGCGTTATCCTACTCAACCGCGAGGACTTGCATGGCAGCGTCGTGGCCCATGAGGTCGCCCACGCCGCGATGTCGTTCTATCGGGCGACTAGGGCTCACCTTCGGGGACGTGCTGACTTCGGGACGAACTGTGGCCCTCGCGAGGAACGATTCGCCTACATCTATGGCGCACTGTTTCGTCGCATGAACGATGCGCTCTACGACCGGAAGCTGTGGCGCTGATGGACTACCCCGACATTCAGTTCTTCATGGCCGCGCTGAACGAGCGGTCGGGACGGTGGGCCGCCCTGACCGACCGCATCAACCAGATGGACGCGCTGGTGAACCATCGGTGGACCACCGTGTTCCCCGACGACGTGACCGATGTGGACCTCCCGATGGTCTCCAACATCTTCTCCCAGCATGTGGAGGACTTGGGCCACCTGTTCGCCCGGAGCATCCCCACCGTGCGCTGTGACCCGGACCGTACGGGCCAGACGGCCAAGAATGAAGCGTCCACTCGTGAGCACGCGCTGTTGGCCTATCACGACGCCTCGGAGCTGTGGGCCTTCCGGGAGAAGTACGCGCAGGACATGGCCGCGGCCGGCTTCACCGCCATCAAGGTGTGGCCCAACATGCGTTCCCCGGCCAGTTCCCGTCTGCCGATGTTCCGCCGCTTGGACCCGCGCACGGTCCTCCCCGAACCCAGATGGCAACCCGAACTCGCCACCGACGACGTGATGGTCACTTACACCGAGACCATCAAGCGTCTGGAGTCCCAGTTCCCGGAGGGGACGGGCGGTGGAGACGCGCTGCGCGAGTTCGAGTCCGAGATCGAGGAAGCGCGGTTGAAGCGGGCGACGACCTACGGCTCTGTCGATCTCGGCAAGGTCGTTGCTGGCACGCCCACCGAGTTCCGGGTCATGGACTACTACTGCTCCACCTACATCGTTCGGGCCGTGGCCTACACGCCTGCCGATGCCCAGTCCGCGCAGATGGGCAAGATCCTCACCCAGATCGAGAACCCCACCGGAATCTGCCCGGTGCAGATCGCGGCCCGGAGCGCGTGGTGCAACGACCCCATGGGCCAGCTCGACGGGTCCAAGGGACCGATCCGCGCCAAGAACCGCTTTCTCCGCCTCCTGGTGGATTACATGATCCGCATGATCTACAGCCGTCAGCTGGTGTGGGGCGTGCAGAACCCCACCGCCCGCGGCCCGGATACTGTGCAGTACGCACTCCGCCCCGACGCTTTCATCAAGAACGTCGGACCGGAGTCCGCGGCGTTCCAGGTCTTTCAGATTCTCGGAATCCTCGACTCCGAGGCCCGGTCCACGGCCATGGCCCCCGCCTCACGGGAGGGCGTGGTGAACCTGAACAAGGCGACCGCGGCATTCCTCACCCAGGCCCAGGGCCAGTTGGTGGACCTCTCGCACTCCATGGAGGAGCAGTTTGCTGTGGCCCTGCAACGGGCGAACGCGGCGGCCTTCGCCCAGGACGAGGCGTGGTGCAACGCGACCAAGACCATCACCGGCACGGCCCGGGGCAGTAGGTTCCGCATGACCTACAACCCGCGCAAGGACATCGGCGGGGACTACTCGAACCGCGTCGAGTACGGCGAGCTGTCGGGAATCGACAAGGCCACGCAGCACATCATCATGCTCCAGGACTTCGACCGGGGGCTGCTCCCGATGGACACCTTCCTCGAGCAGTCCCCCTTCGTGCGCGAACTCAAGGCGGCCCGGGCGGCGCTGGTCACCGATCAGCTCGACAAGGCCTTCCTGCTCGGCCTCGCCCTACCCGACACTCCCCACGAGGTCCGCATCCATGCGCGAGCCCTGGCCGAGCAAGGCAGGTCCCTCGGGGAGATCGCGGCCATTCTGGAGAAGGAACAGGGCCAGCCCGTTCTGAACCCCCAGGCGTTGCAGCAGGCCGGGGCTGGAGCCGCCCCGACGCTGGCTACACGGCCGGGGCTGGCTGGGGCTGCGGCCCCGAACCTGCCGCCGATGGCACTGCTCCGGGGGTTGGGCCGATGACTGGCGACTACGGCCGCGAGGGAACGTGGGATCGTCGGTTCGTGTGGCTGTGGGGAGCTATGGCCGTTCTGCTTGCTGTCGCTGTGCCCTTTCTCACGTTTCGTCAATGGTCAATCACCGCCGCTGGAGGTTTCGGTCTTCCCGAGGCTGTCGGGGTGTTCCGGCGTGGTGACCGCCTGCCACCGCTTACGTTCGTCATCCGTCGGTACGTGCCGCGGTGGGCAGCCTTCCCGGTCATCAACGGGGCGCTGTTCGCGGCTGCGGCGTATTGGATGGATCGGTCCCCAGCCGCCTACGGAGCGCTCGGTGCTCTCCAGGGTTGGCTGCTGAATCATTTCGACGTGACCTATGGGGAGGCATGATGCCGTTCAAGTCCCAAGCCCAGAGGCGTTATCTCTATGCGAAGCACCCCGAGGTGGCCAAGGAGTTCGAGGCAGTCACACCCAAGGGCAAGAAGTTGCCCCAGCACGTCAAGAAGGGAGGGAAGAAACATGGCAGGTAGCTTCGAGACGAAAGCCGGAGCCATCGCCAAGCGACAGGGGATCAGCATGGACCGCGCTCGCAAGATCCTCGCGTCGGGAGCCCGCAAGGCTAGCCCCGCAGCGAAGCGACGGAACCCGAACCTCAAGAAGGTCAGCGGAGCCTAGTGCCTCGCCCTGAACAGGTTCAACCACAGGCCCCCGAGGGCTCGCCATACGGGGCCACCGCGCAACTCCAGCGCGTGGCCCAGGCGGTGCCTGCCCAACCACGGCAAGCCCAGGCGCAGCAGGGCGGTCCGCCGCTCGTGTCTCCGCCGACCGGGCCCCCCGAACTTACGGACGAACTCAACAACGGGGCCGACGCGCTGCTGTTCGGACCCAGCGACCGCCCCGATGAACCCGTGACGCACGGGGCACCGTTCGGACCCGGAGCCTCGTTCACCGCCGAACCCGATGAGACCCAGCGGTCCTTCCTTCTCCGCGTGGCCGATAGCCTCGACGCCTCGCCGGCAGCCACGGCCCAGGCCCGCCGTTACATCACGCGCATCCGGCTGGGGGAGTAGCCCGTGACTACGGGCCAGCTCCGCCGGTACGACCCGGCGACCCAGGCCGAGCTGCTGCCCCACGCGGGCACCATTGATCGACTCGGGGTGGTGGAGGACGCCTCCGGCGGCAGCCTTCCCACGTCGATGAGCCTGGCGCTGGCAGAGACCGGGTTGGACGAGGGCGACGTTCGGAAGGCTTCCATCCTCATCGCCCGGGAACTGGACCTCGATCACAACTGGGTTCTCCCCACCTACTACGTGCGCCGGATCGGGGAGGCCTTCACCACCGACCCCATCAGTGGGAACGTCATCTCCCTGGAGACGGCCCGGCGGCTGGCCAAGCCCTACAACGCCGAGGTACTGTCCTCGATCCTAGGCTCGGCGCTCGAACGCCCTAGCACGACGGGGGCCAGCCCGGGGGAACTCGGGGGCCAAGCTGCCGTGGCCGCGGCGAACAAGACGTTCCTCGACCGGACGGCCAAGCTCATCCAGAGCTTCGCGCCGCTGGACGGCGATGCGGTGTCCTGGTCAGACGCCATCGGGGCGGCCCTGTACCTCGCCCGCGACGGGACCAACCTCCAGGCGTTCGATGCAAACCTGCGGATCACTGCCGATGTCCAGGGGATGAGCGAGCTCGAGAAGATCGGTGTGGCCCACGCCGCTGCCCAGGCGAAGGTCAGCCTGCACAATCGCTTTGACGTGGTGCAGTTCGCCGCCACCAGCCCGGAGGAGCGAGCCCTGTGGCAGCGAGCCGAACAGGCTGGTGGTCTG